ATTTTATAGAGCGTACCCCCGCTCTTTTTTTTGTAAATTTTGAAAAAATCGAGGACTTAAAACAATAAGAGCAAATCATTGATGTTCGCCTCGATATCTTTATAATACTCGAATTCAGCTGGAATGCATCAGTCAGTGTGACAGAAATATAAGTGGCACACATCGTGACCATATCGTGCAGCATCTGCTATATTGGATCTAGATACAAAATTCTTATGACCAATTTTCAGGAGTTTATCGATTATGTGTTTTCGTTCTATGGGGAAGGTGGGTTGTACCCCCTTAACGTCACCAAGGAGCAAATCGCACTTGCAACACTCAAATATCTTGACAATTGTGATTTCTATGATCAGCAAGATAAACCTTGGACATCTGATCACAAGGTGATGGTCTGGGGAGATGGTGATTCTCTGGATCGAGAAAGAGTAAGAGATGAATTAATCGACATGTACCAACTCGATTGGGAAGCATGTATGCCAGTCTAGAAACTGTCCACTGTCCCCCGCAAGGGGGATTTTTTATGCCATAATGAGAATGTACACGGAGGTTTTATGAACATCAAATTAACAGATGATCAACTTTTTCGCTTCAATCAGGCACTCGACAGAGCAATGGATTGCCCATTCATACAAGAGGACGAAGATTGTTGGCAAGGTCTTTCAGATCTTCAAGAGATAATCAACCTCTGCATATGAAATTTAACGTTACAGAAATTGAGTTTGATTTCGATGACGATTATGCCAACGGTTTCAAACTCACTTTCGATGAGGAAATTGAACTTCGCGATCTAGCATTAGGTGTCTGGGACGCGGATGATGAAGATGACCTCATCGAAGAAATTACAGCAGCAAGCGGGTGGTGCATCCGCAGCATCGATTACGAAATTCAACTCAAATGACAAACTTCTTCAAAGGCAGCAGGATGAAACCTGGTCCTAAAACAAAATATGAACAGTTCCAAGAATGGTTGGACAGGTGCCCCGTCGAAATCACCAACTATAAGGATTACAGTACAGAGTTTGAAATAAACTTTGAAGTTCCCTTAGAGAGAGATGAGGCATCGCGGCTGACGCATCTTACTTCATATGATACACCCGACGACATGTGGTAGACGGTTTAATTACTGGCACATCGTCTGATGCGGATCTAGATATCCGCTCTATAATAAAACTAGTTAAACACACATCTATGCTATTAACTGAAACCGCTGATCAAACATTTCTTTTACAGTACGTAAAAGACTATTGTGCAGCACTTGCTGAAAACTACAGGATCTACCACAAAAGGACCTTACAGGGAAATCTATCTGGAAACTATCCAGAATATGCACGGGAACAGTTACAAGCAATGGAAGATGGTACTGCTAACCTAATGCGTTTTCGTATGCAGGAAGGTAAGAAGTATTACAAAATCATTCAAGAAGAGTACCGCGATGCATCAGATTACTACGGTACCAAAGCAGGTTACACGGATCAGAGTGTACACTCATTCGTAGGAAAAGAAAAGTCTATCCTAGGTAACGTTTACAAACCCGCATCTTGGAAAGCACCACACACAAAACACGTTAGGTTCTCATTCTGCGAACCAGAAGATCTACGTAAATTACTAGATCCAAACTTCGTAGATTGGGCAGGAGGATATCTTTACTTAAGGTAGACAGTTAAAAAAGTGTCCACTAGGGGGTTACATGACCCCCTTTTACCTTTATAATAAGTACATACACAAACAAGGATTTTTATGAAAAAGTCTAAGAAGAAAACCATTTCAGACATTGAAAGGGACATCAAATACTGTATTGATGTACTCAAACTGAATGACGAACAGATGGGAATGGTTCTTCGTTGCACTGAAGAGTTAGGTAACTTCTCTGTTCAGTATTTCATGGAAGAGTTCATTCTTGATAATCTTGAGTCTCCAGAAGAGATTCTCAGATATGCAGATCCAAACTATCTAAAGATTGATTGGAGGTTAAACTAATGCCAAATCATTGCCACAACAGAGTCACATTCTACAGCGACGACACAACAGCAATCCAGAGACTGCACTCTATTTTCCTTAAAGGTGTAGAAAACAATGACGAAGTAGATACTGGATCAGTGTTCGGACACTTCGTACCAGAACCAGATTGGAAAACTATTCCACTTGCTGAATCCGATCTTAAGGAATATTCGTTCTCAAAACCTAGAGGGGAAGTAGGAGAACTACCAGTTTATTCTGATGATAAAATGAAAGGATTGCATTTTGCTTCCACTGGATGCCAAGATGATAGATGGTATAACTGGCGAGTTCAGAACTGGGGAACTAAGTGGGATTGCTATTCGTTAGAAATGGATGATTCGGATATGCCACACGGATTCGAGGTTACATTTGAAACTGCGTGGTCGCCACCAGAAGAAATATGTTATGCTATCAAAGAGCAATTTGATGACCTCTCTGTCTCGTGGTTCTATGATGAACCAGGATGTGAAGTTGCAGGGTACTTATAGGACACTTTATAAACTGTCCACTAAATCCCCATTCGTAAGAGTGGGGGTTTATAATAAGTACATACACACAAGGAGATCAACATGAGTTGCCTAGCAAATGAAAGCATATTAGAACAATGCTTAGAGGAAGCAATAGAAGATTTTTGCTCCAATAACGAATTAACACCCGAAATGTTTGCAGAGATAGAAAATCATGAAGGTGTCCAGTTAGCATTAGAAAAGTTAACTATGAAAAGATTTGAGGACATGTTACAGTAATGGCATGTTGCGACGTATGCGGTAACTTCGACGACGAACACACCGACGGAGAACCAGAGATCAGAGCACTACCAGATTATCAACCGTCCCTTTACTATTACTGGGACGGAGATTTCTGCGAAGAGGATTACGATTGGCGACGTAAATTCCCAGACGTAGATTGTATGTGCGAAATCTGCTTTGATATTGCCAACAAAGAATCCAAAATTGATTGGGTAGATGGCGATCCTTGGAGAGCAGGAACTAAAACCACACACGGAGGAAAATGGTCAAACTAAACAGGGAAGAACTGACAGAACTTAAAGAGTTCCTAACAGAAAGAATGGTTGATAATATGTCAATCAAAGATTTGGAAGAATACGTCTCAAATGACTTGTTTAATTACTTTGACAAGTTGGGAGAGCACGAATTCATCGAGGAAGCCAAAAACTACTGGGACGATCCTCTTATATTTGATGAAGTAATCGACGACATCAAACAGTATACTAAATGCGACTTCAAAGCAACCAAAGATAGGACAGTTTAATTACTGTCCACTTTTTATTGAAAACGACTCAGAATCGTTTATTATAAAAGAGTAGAGGAGGGCAGAGAAAAGGGTGACGCCAAGTCCGTTGGTTAGATGCATCATTGACCCACTGCTGAAAGCGGAGATCCGCCATGAGAGTTACCAAGGGGTAACACGATCATCTCAGAAGGAATCCTCTACAAAACATTCTTTAAACACACACACTATGTCAACCAGAGCAAGAATCGGGATTCTACAAAAAGATCTCTCAGTAGAATCAGTTTATCATCATTGGGATGGTTATCCTGAGTGGTTGGGTGTTACTCTACAGGAACACTACAACACACATGAGAGCGTCGCAAAATTGATCGACGGTGGCAACATGTCTTCGTGCTACTCAGATAATGAGTTTGACTATGAGAAGCAGGAGTTCGTTAAAAAGGATCCCGCACCCTCTTATTATGGTGGGGATGATGAAAGACCACACCTTAATTCATCAATCCAAATGTTTCTAAAAGATGCGTATGCTTCTGAAGAATTCCTTTATCTCTTTTGTTCAAAAGAAGTAATCGAAGCAAACAAGCATAACATCAAGGGTACGATCTTTGAAATGGAAGGTTGGCAAGCGTGGTCCGTAAGACCATTGTATAACGAAGATTATAGCATTCGTAATACTGATGTAACACCCGTAAAAATACCCGCATATGATGTTGCGGATGCCAGTTAGAAAAGTGTCCACTAACCCCAGATCTTTCTGGGGTTTTCTTTTATAATGAATGTAATGAAACAAACTTCTATGGGAAAACCTACAGGACAAATGCAAGAACACACACAAGAACTTCTTGATTGTTACAACGAACTTTTCAACTGGGATTACAACGAAATGTGTCGTTTCATTGAGAATTATTCCGAGGAGGAGTTTCAAGCACATTATACAAAGTATCATCAACTAGTTGATGATTATGGATCGGAGTTAGTTGAAAACTTCGGATTATACTTTGACCTTGACGCATCAAAGTTTGAAAACTTTGAAGATATGTATGAAGGACAGTATGAAACCGCAACTGATTTTGCAGAGTATTGGTGCAGCACTGTAGATGAGTTAAAAAACTTACCTGCTTGGGTAGAGGTTAACTATGAGACTATTTGGGAATCTAGACTCTCAAAGGATTATTTTGAAATTGATTGCGACATGAGTGAATACACTTATGGACACATATTTAAAAAGGAGGTTAACTAATGGAAAGATTAGATTATAGAGGAGTCGAGTATGAAATGTCAAGAAGCTTGACTATCGACATTATGCGGTACATATTAAATGAGTTCGATGGTAGAGTCAGAGACGAAATCATTATATCATCTGCAATTTATGAGTTTGGTAAGAAACATGAGCCAACTATCAGAGAGTTCGTTAATCTGATTTGCGAACAATTCTGAGTGGACAGTTAGAATAGTGTCCACTATTCGTTGAAAATCGGATCATTGATCCATTATAATGAAAACATACACAAGGGGTTCTAAATGGACAACAAAAACAAAGAGGTTCAAGGTTTACTTGATCTCATCAAATTTGCAGATGATTTCCTAAAGAAAGAAGATGCAAAGGCAGATGCGTTAATCAAACAGATTAACGGAGAAGATGCGTTTTTATGGAGGAACTTCTAATGCCACAACTTAATCTAACAATTGAAGAGCATCAAGCATTAAGCAATCTTGTTTCGTATGCGTATGGCGACAATTACAGAAACAATTTAATGGACACAGACACCTTTGATGAAATGGCAGATAAGGTTTATGATGCAGTAAACAATTTATTAGTGGAGGACTTCTAGTGGAATTACCAACAGAAACACCATTTTTGGTTACAACAAAATTTGAAAAGTATGGTACTTATACCATAAATGCACGAAGTAAGGAACACGCAATTAAAAAATTTAAAGATGGGGAATGGGATTTTGATGATTATCAAGAAGAGTGGGGAGAGTATAACGAAGTAATAGATGAAGTTGAAGAGGTGGATGCTTTCGATCAAAAACAACTTGTATTAGAGGAGGTATTATGATTAAATCATTGTTTACAAAAGAACAACTACAGGATCTAAGAAGAGAATTCGTAAAATTCAAGCTTGCGGATATGACCTCTGAAGATTTGTTTGCGTACATTCGTGACATTATGATGAATGAATTAATTGATCTTGAAGAAGATGAGTTAAGGGATGAGATGGATGAGTACGATGAAAACTTGTATGAAGTTCTTGCACCTTACGTATTAGATGAAGAAGGTTCGTATGAAGTCTTGCAAGAATTCTTACACGATAGACAGGAGGAATGGTAATACAGTATGCCACTTTATAAAGTGTCACACACCCCCTTTCAAGGGGGTTTTCTTTCGTTATAATAAAGGTATGAAAAACACACACCTAGAACACCCAGAAGACATGATCCTAACAGGAGATTTATCCGTGTTAGATTGGTTTACTGGTGGCGGTCACGTATCATTAAAATATGATGGTGCACCCGCAGTAGTATGGGGTAATCACCCTAAAACTCACAGATTTTTCGTGGGTACTAAAAGCGTCTTTAACAAAGTAAAGATCAAAATTAACTACACCCATAGGGACATTGACGCAAATCATGATGGAGAAGTTGCAAAGATTCTTCATGCGTGTTTAGACCACATACCACACCATCTAGGTTATATGGTTTTTCAGGGTGACTTCATAGGGTTCGGGGGGAGCGATGAATATAAACCGAATACCCTTACCTATAAATTCCCTGACGTGGTAGATCAAAAAATCATTATTGCACCTCACACGCAATACGTCACCACACAATGTGAAAGCAATCTTGCAAATGCTACAGCAGTACCTATGAAGTCTTTCCCATATTATTACAATTGGGAAAAGATGGACGAATGTTTGTTTATTGGAACTAAGGTTAGGGAGAGAGAAAACGATCCGATTAGTAACTTGAAAAAGTCTATTGACTTTATTCGACATATGGCAGGGGGGATCCAGTTCGTGGATCAAAAAACTGCGAATGAGTTGAAGAAACAAATAAATAAGGATTATAGAGAAGGGAGAGAAGTGGATCCTAATAACTATGGGATTCATGGCAGATTGATAAATTACTGGAAATTAGTGCAAGAGACTAAAGCGGACGTAATGAGTAGATTGACTCACAGCGATCCAGTACAGGCATATCTTGGATATGACAAGCACATAGGCGAAGGATTCGTAATGACTAATAAGTTCGGTATGTACAAATTAGTTTACAGACATATCTTCTCATATGCAAATTTTAATAGCGGACGCTTTGTGCCAGTTGGTTAAGTGTCCACTATTGGTTGATTCGGGTCTATGATCCATTATAATAAGAACATACACAAGGAGGCAAATGCCAAAACCTGAAATTCATTACTCGCACTCTTTCGGAATGGGATTCTGGATTGCTGAAGATGGAACTCTAATGAGTTGTCCCGCAATGGACGACGAACTTGGACGTACAACTATGGACGTTGAAAATGCGATTGCTGTTTCAGAATGGGACGACCCTAGCGTTTACACACCCGACCATCTCTTAGTACTGGCAGAGATTGTCCAGATATGCACCCTTAAAAGGGACTATGTAAATATCGGTTATTATGCCGAAAAATTCGGGAGGTCTTATGCAACCGCTTGATCCTAAAGTTTACGAAGAACTTCTTAAAAATTACAAACAACAACTTCCAAAGGAGGAACCCAAAAATGACAGGAATTGAACTTTTTATCGTAATCGGTGGATGCTATGCGATCTACACTTGCGGAATGGCAATTGCTACGACAATCGACTATTATAGCACAGAGAAAGAAGCAAAACTTGTAAAACTGGGAAAGCATAGACAGTTTTAAAAGTGTCACACACCCCCTACACAGGGGGTTTTTTATTCACTATAATAAAAGTATAGAAACAAAGTTTTAAAACTATGTACAAAGAAAAAAGAGTAATCAGAGCAAATGACGAAGTAGTAAGATACTACTGCGATAATGGTTACGGACTCTCAGTAGCATGCCATGACAATTCCTACGGAGGGAAAGAAGGTCTTTATGAGATTGCTCTTTTAAAGGGTGACAAACTACACTACGATGACCATGAGTGGCAGGACGTTCGCGGGTGGTTAACCAAAGCAGAAGTTTGGAACTGGTTAAAAATTGTCTCAGAGTATTGAGGCAATTCAGCCGACCAGTGGACAGTTGACAAAGTGCACACTCACCCCCGACAAGGGGGTTTTTTAATGCCATAATAGGTATATACAACAAAAGGAGCA